TATTCTGCCCTTACTAATATTAAATTCGGGATGGTCAATCTTATCTTTATAGTGTTCTATAAAGCAGTTTTTATCTAATTTAATGCCGTTTTTTTCAATTTCATGAAATATCTCTGTGGTGTTATTATTTTGAAATTCAAACTGTAGAGTAATGGGATTATTTTTAATTACAGGCAATGTGGCTTCAAATATTTTTTCACATTCCTCAAAATGTTTACTAATTGGAATTAGGCAACTTATATTAGGTAAATTCCTATGATGCATATAATAAAAATCAAGACACGGAGAATCAGATAATGCATCAGTTAAATCAACAAACTCAAGTAAGTGAGCATCAAACAATTTATGTCTGATAGGATAAATCCAATGCATAGCTGCTTTTTTATCTAACAACCATAATCTACCGTTATTAGATAACCATTTTACAACATCAATTTGATTTAACTTAAATGCTTCGTTGTGATCAATACACAGCATGTATCCTTTTCTTCCATCAAGTGGTCTAATATAGACTAGACTTAGTTGGGTGAGCGAAGGATGGAAATTACTGTTACATGGAATAAGATGAATGAAGCAATCTTCAAACGGACCTAATTTATCTAATTGGTCTTTACGTTCAATAATATAAAACATATTTCATAACCTTTAAGCCTAAATATAATAAGAAAATTTAGCCTAATAAAATCTTTAATCTGGAGGGAGTTCTGATAATATGAAGGTTTTTATTCCTGGCATTTGCTTTTCAGCATCGTCTAAAGTTTTCTGGTTTGCAAAGTAACCACCTTCAGGAAAGTCTATACTTATAGTTTGATAAATAGGATTATTTTGTAATTCACTAAATGTATCTTTATTAATTTCTCTTATTAGTATAGGATTGTTATTAATTTTTTTAGTAAAATATCTTGTTTTAGCGTAAATATCTCCTTTACTGATGACTGAAGGGAAAGAGATATTATTTATTTTAGTATTAGATAATTTCCCAAATATATAAGTTGCTGCTCTTGTTAGTAAAGTATTAGTTTTATTAGTTTCTATCCTTATTAATTCAGAAGAATTTGTTTTAAATATTTTCCCAGCAAAAAATTTACCGTTTATTTCATAATAATATCCTTGATATTCTTTATATGAAATAGCATACATATACTCTTTACCTATAGTATATTTATTTTCTTTTATTATATTAGAAGGTACTCTCATATTTTAAAAAGGTGCGTCTGCTACTTGAAAGTGCATCCAGTCATAATTTAATTCTCTTCCAAAACTTTTCCACCCATGCTTATACCAAATATTAATAAAAGGTATATATTCTGGTTTTGAGAATAGGGCGCTTCCTGTTTTTTGTTTATAAGCATTTTCAGAAGCGCATAAATCTATTGCTATTCCCCAAGAGTGGATTGATGGTTCCCCAGGACAACATCTTTTATCTCTAGCATTATATAATCCTGAGTATCGGTTTAGCCTTAATGTTTTGATTTTTTCTAGGCCATAAGTTGCCAATATTTCTTTAAATATTTGTTCTAGACTATCTTTAGCTAATCTATGGACTTTGATAGAATTAATTGGAGCTGTTCCGTAATATAAAGTATATGGTAAATTGAGAGTAACTAATTGACTTGTATCTCCGGGTTCTCCATATTTGGCAACTACAGCAGACTGGCTTGTTTTTGCTTTTATATTTGATTTTTTCTTTTCAGTTTCTTCAGGATTAGGAGTTGGTGTTGTTGATTTTTTATCTTCTTTTTTTATCAAATCACTATATTTTAATTCTTCTCCTGAGGGGTCATCTAATGGAATAGTTTGAGCATCTATGTTAGTAGTCCAATCATTATTAGAAACTGAGTGGCCTATGCCTGTTACTGTATATCCTAGTTTGGAGCCAAGTGTTTCTCCTTTATATCCTTTAGGCAGTAATTCTTCAGGTATTTTAAACATATGTCCTATAACTAAACCACCTATGCCATCCATAGTAATAGACAATTTAGTAGGAATAATAGATCTATTTTTTACATCAGATTTAGTTAGGTTTTTATAGAAATTAATCAAATCTTTTAAAGCATTTTTATAACTATCTGCTTTATCTGTATTATAATCTGAGTCTTCTACAAAACTCCACCAGGTGTTAAGTCTTTCAAAAAACCCATAGAATATATCTAAAATTGAGGCTAAATTTGATAATTGTTCAGTAGTATTATTAGTTTTATTTGGGTTGGTTAAAGGATCTATTTTTTTAGGTATAATTCTATCTTCTAATCCTTTATTAAAATCCAACATTGTATTATTATCAGTAGCCATAGCACCTCCTCCTACTTGAGCCCCAATAGCTATTATAGAAGATTGGTCTGGGAATATTTGGGATTCTAATTTATAAGACCTAACTGTAGATTTAGTATTATGCATCTCTAATTGGAAGAGATTTTTAAATACATCTTTTCTTGATTGGGTATCTACATAATTAATGTCTACCATCCTTATAACACTATCAATAGGATCAACATGCAAATCAAAATTATTTACACGACCAATAGCGGATGATATTTCAGATAATATTCTTTTTAAGAAATCATATAAGTTTATATCATTTTTCTCTTTTGTATCTGTAGATTGTAAATTATTATCTAAAGATAATCTATATAAAAAATTTACATTAACATATATATTTCCTATGATTCCTATTTCTGTAGTAGGATCATTTTTGTAAAAATATGGATTTAATTTTTTTAAATAGGAAGAACTACTAGCTTCTTTAATGGTTTTTTCTTGTTGTTTTACTGCTTCTTTCTTTTTTTCCTCTAATTTTTCTTTTTCTACTATTGATGGATCTTTTCTTAAAAAATCAACATTATTTTTTCCTACAGCTCGCTCTATTTCCCCAGAAGTAAGACCTTTATCTAAATAACCATATAAATTTTTTCCTCCTCTTGCATGCCATATACGAGATAATTCTTTTACTTCGTTTGCATCCCCATTTAATTTAGATGATAATTCTTTTATTAATGCTTCTTCATCTGTAAAAGTAGCTTCTATTTCTTTTTTTATATATTCAATTAATTTATTATATACAGAAACGTTTGTGTTAGTGTAACGTACTACATTTGTATCTGCGGGGGAATTTAGTTCTTTTACTACATCTGGGGAAGGTATTGTCCCATCAGCCCAAGTAGGGCTATTAATAAGACAAACAGAAGGATCCATGGATATTTGTAAAGGATGACCTAAACACAATAAATATCCTCCTTCTCCTGTATTAGGGTCGGGGGTGTTAGGGCTAGATTTATCATATTCTCTATCAAATACAGAACAAGTTACATAAGCTGAGTTGCTGTTGGAATCTTTAAATATGACATAGTTATTAATTAGGCTGCTTAGACTTTCTAATGTAATATAAACTTGTACATCACTTGCTCCTACATCTCCTTCACTATTTGATTCCCCTACTCCCCCATGTATATTGATTTTTTTTCTAAAAGCATGATATTTAGTATTTTTTCCTTTATCCTCAATATCAAAAGCAGTTTCATCACCTTTTTCTTTTCCTAAATACCACAATTCATAAAATAAACCAGCTAAAATATTTTTAGAATATTGGTCTTTTAAATCATCTTCATCAGCACCGGACTGTAGTAACCCTCCATTACCTATTACTTGATCTATATTGTTAAGAGGAGAATAATTTACTTTTAAAGATTCCATTATTTCCCCTACTGAGATAATTGTGGTAGTACAATCATATCCTCCATCTTCTCTAGCAGCCCAGCTATAATTTTTTACATATCCAAATAAAGCATCATAATTACCGTTGTATTTTTTAACAGCAGTATCGTATAAGTCTTTAAATATTTGTTCTTTTGTTGGAGTTTTATTTATTATATCGTAAAAATCAACAAATGTTTTTAATTTTTCATCATTTCCTAAATAAGGTGCCCATCCCCATTCAACTAATACTGTGTATCCGGGGCGCATATAGAGAAGCTCTAAATCTTCAAGTTGCTTAATATCCCAGGCATTAAAATTAACTGTTACTTCTTTTAAAGAACCATATGCTGATTTGGATTTAACCTCAATATTAGTAATACCAGGCATAGGGCGCATACCCAATCTATTGTATTTATTTCCAGGAGAAAGTAAACTATATGCTTGTCCTTCAACCCCTACTCCTGAGCGTACTGTGTTATTGGGGTATAATGTTCCTCCTTGTAAGATATATTGGGAAGCTAAGGTATTTGTTGGTTCTTGGTCAGGTCCTTCTTTAACATTAACAGCAGAACTCATTCTAACCCAAGCATTGCGAGCATTAAAATATTGAATTGCATCAGGAGTGCGTTCAAATATAGCTTTTTGCCTTGCTTCTAATTGCCTTGCTATCTCAGGTTTGAATGTATCTTTAAATATTGACATAACATTTATCTTGCTTTATTGAATTGATCAAATAATTTCAAAACAGTTCCTAAATCAGTTGGTATTCTTAATTGAGTACCAGGTGTTGGGTATAATGCTCCTTTAGTAGCATTATTATTAGCCATTGATATTACCCACCATAAAGTAGCATCTTGATAATAACTATATGCTAATGAATCTAATCTGTCACCTACAGTAGTAATAACATATACATCACTTTCTGATAAAGGTATATTCGGATAGAATTTACTTTTATAGTAAGGTCTATAGTTTCTTGTTAATATAGGAGTATTATCGTATCGATTCATTATTGACGACTATTTTTATTGAAAAAATCTCTAAGTGCTTGATCCTGTTCTTTAGTAAATGGTTTAGCACCACCTTTTTTCTTTTCTAAAGCATCTGCTCTCATTTTAACTTTATCCCTATCAGTAGCCGCAGTATATGATGTATCTTTTCTATCCGGTGGTATATCATTTATAGTTTTTACCACTGGTTTTGGATCAGGTTGTTTTGGTTTTGGTGGTAGCTCTGGTTTGGGGTCAGGTTGTGGTGGAACTGGATCTGGTGTTTTGGTTCTAAATCCACAATCGTAGTGTTGAGGTAAGAAATTATGAATTAGAGTAAACCCAAATGTTACTTTTATATAGAATGCTATACCTTCATCTAAGTCCCAAGATGAATCTTGTATAGGAGTAAAAGTTAAGTTATTTATAATTCCTGGTTGGTAGTCAACATAGCCTCCTATTTTTAGTTTGGTTATAATTCCACCTAATAATAGATTATTTTGGTATTTTCCAGCTAAAGTAGAAGCTAGTTCACTTAAAGTGCAATGTTTGCTTATTAATTCTTCTTTATTAAAACAAGGAATATTAAATCCTACATTTAATGAACGTTTGAAACTATTAAATATATAAAAATTTTCTGCTCTACCTACATATTTTACATCACTCCATCCACTATCATATGCTTCAGAATAATCTGTTAAATAACCTAAAAATTTTAATTCTTTTAAAGAAAGACCAGTAAATGGATCTAATGGATTAAATATTAAAGCCAACTTATCTTCACTAACAGCAGTATCATTAGTTCTCTCAAATTTATTTTCTAATTCAGCTTTTACATAATTAAAATCTTTATCACTTCTATTTACATTAACTGTTACTACACTTTTACTAGTATCTTTAGATGAATTGTAATTAGGAAAAAGTTGTACTTTATTTTGATTAGTATTTCTACTTAATGCTGTAAGGCCATCATAAGATGAAGTCATTTCATTTACCCTAACAGGATTAGGTAAATTATAATCATCTACTGGATTAATGATTTCAAGCAGATCAGAAGCGTTACCTGAAGGGCTAATTCCTGGTTTGTCTGTATATAATTTATATTTATTGTTTCTTTTATCAACTGTTTCTTTTATTCTACTGTATATAGCTTGGGGGCTATTATCTGTGGGAGAATATTTGACAGCTGTTTTAAGAGGATGATTAACTAATTTTAATAGTTCTGGGGATAATTTTGATATTTCTAGATCAGCCTCTTTATTTACCTTTTTAGGTCCAGTTGATGGAGTCCATGTAACTTTTCCAGAATAAGTTTCTGCTTTAGTAATTTCATTTGTTCCATTACTAGGAGAAGATATAGAACCATAAGAAACAGCTGATGTAAAAGTAGAGGTAGAATAAAGAGAGGCTTCTCTAAACCCACCATTACGAACTTTTTCATCAATTGTGGGGATATGTTGTTCGTTATATTTTTTATTTTTGGCAGCCTCTATTCTAAGGTTATCATTGGTGTGTTCTGGTATTCTTTTAATTAGGGTTCTTCCTATTCCATAGACTGAATTAGGACCTCCTATATAGTCAGCAATTCTGCTACTTTGAATATCATTATAAACAGAGTTAGCAAAAGGTATTCCACCTTCAAAGGTAGCGGCAATAACACTTAAAGTTTTTTGTTCTTTTTTTCTTAATTTAATATTACCTTTATAAAGATCATAATTAATACCTAAACCAAATCTATTTCTTAAACCTTCTAATTTATTATTAGGAGCTCCTTCTCCTTCATTATTATTTTGAGCAACTGCTAAGTACTTAGTTTGATCATCTTGAACAGGTAATAAACCATGTCTGTTGAAATGTTGACCAAAAGCATTAACAGGTACTTGTGCTAATGTATTAATTCCTAAATTATAAATACGAGTAGGACCTACAGCATTTACTATTTTATTTGCTGTGTTTAGAATAAAATTGCCTACATTTCGCAATAATCCATTACCCCTAGTAGGTGAATCTGTTTTAAGTTTTTTAGTTTCTAATTGGGGATTAGATAGTTGTAACCCTACTTGTTTAACAATAAACAATGGACCTTTTGGGAAATCCTTAAGAAATTTCCCTATACGAAGTGTATCAACAATTGAAGCATTAGCAGCACCTACAGCACCCCCTCTAACTAACCCATCATCAAATTTGGTTAATCTAAATTGGTTAAAACCACTATCAACTTTATTTATATCTACTTGTTGATAAGGTTGTCCGCTATTACCTCCACCAGGTTGATCTTGTCCGTACTTAAGTGATTTTAAGTTTGTTTTTAGATCTAGTAGGGCCATTTATATTATATTAATAACGTCCTCCGTCAGGTCCTAAATCCTTATATTGACGTCCTGTTTTAGATTTATATACTTGTGATACAACTCCAACTGGACTTAGGTTTGGGGCTTGAGGGTCTAACTCATCCATTCTAGATGGTCTAGGAATAATTCCTGCATTTCCATTGCTTGATATCCATCTTACGTTTGGAGTACCATCAATTGAATAAACATTGTGAAGAGCAGTTGCAGGGCTAACATCAAATGTTGCTGGTCTAATACCTTTTAAACCTAGAGGGCTGTTTGGTAATTTTTCTAATAATGCCATGGTTCTATTGTTTTATACGAATAAATATTTAAAATTATCGTGGTTTGTATGAATTTTGTACTAATGTAGTGCCTACTTTTGTACCATCCATATTGATAGATGTATCTTTATTATATAACCTGTCAATAGCTGTTTTAACTTCATTAATTGCTGTTACCATAGGGGTAAGATCTAATGATAGAGTTGCATTGCTAATTGCTGCTGCTATTAAGTTAGAATCTAATGCCGGAGCTGAGTTGATATTTGGAGAAACAGCTAATCCATCACCTTTTTTAGTGACAGCCATCTTTCCAAATTTATCTTCAATTTTAAAAGGTCCAGAATTTGAAAATGCAACTCCATCTTCTACTTCTTGTACTTCTTCATTTTCATTATCAGATAGTAATGATCCTAAACCTCCTATTAATCCACCAACACCTGCTCCAATTGCTGTACCAATACCTGGGATTATGCTTCCTATCATTGCTCCTATTCCTGCTCCACTTAAAGCGCCACTACCTACTCCTAATGTTTTTGCTAAATTTTTATTTCCAGCTTCTGCTGCTTTTTCAGCTCCATAATCTAAAGCCATACCTCCTAATATGCCACCAACAGAGGCTTTTCCTAAAAACCTACCAGCACCTTTAGCTATTCCTTTAATTCCAGGTTTAACCATTCTTGATAATGATTTACCAGCACCTTTTACTCCACCTCCTTGATAAGCTTGTTTTAATCTTCCAAAAATACCACCTCTACTTTTAGTTACACTTCCTTCTTTTCCACCTAATAAATCTCCTAAACCACCACCCCCACCAGCAGCACTAATATCTCTTGTAACCATTGGGTTTAAAATAGTACCTTTAGTCATTGATTTGGCAACCAATGCTATTAAAGTACCAATTGTAGCTACAGAAGCAATTCCACCTAATAATCCTCCTAATCCAGGAATACTTTTAATAAAAGACCCTATCTTACCAAAATAACCAAATATTTTGGCTACATAATTTAAACCATCAGATAATGAATCTACAAATGATCCAAGAGGCCCTGCTAATAAATTACCAACTATGCTTTGTAGTTTAAGCATAGCAGCGTTAAACTTATCTTGTATATTTTGTCTTTCAAGTGCTTTTATTCTTTCTTCTTCAGTAACTTGAGCTAATGATTTACCACTAGCTAAAGCTTCTTCTCTTTTCCTTAATGTATTTGCAAGTTCATCAGCTGTCATTCCAACAGCTTCAGCTAATGCTTTCTGTTGTAATACATTCATTTTAGAAAAATCAGCTGCTGTACCTACATTTTTGGCTAACTCTTCAGCTAATGCTATTTGATCACCAGCCAAAGCAGCTGCTCTAGCTCTTTCTAAGTTAAGTTGTTTACCAGTTAATAACTCAGCTTTTAATTCATTTTCAATTGATGATTCAAAGTTAAGAAGAGACTCACCTGCTTTAGCAACCTGATCTAAAGTCATTCCAAATGCTTTAGCAGTAACAATAGCTTTAGCTATACGTTCTGGGTTGAATCCTAGATTGGCTGCTAGCTGTCCGGATACTTTTACTGCTTCTGCTAATGTGGCTTTAAAATTAATTCCAACTTTAAGTTGATTAGCAGTTGCATTTAATCCTTTAACAAAGGATTTATATGTTTGTTCTGAGGTTTTCCCATTTAAAACAGCAAAACGTTGTATTTGTGCTGCTTCATCTGCTTGTAACCCAACTTGTTTAGTTAATTTAATTTGAGTTTCAAGTTGATCAGCAGTAAATTCATATGAAAAACCTATTGCTTCAGATAGTTGTCCAAATGCTTCTACTAAATTAGCAGTATTAACATTTAAATTATTTGAAACACTTTCTATTTGTACTAAACTCTCTCTAAAAGCATCTGCTCTTTCAGCTCCATATCCTAAAGATTTTCCTAATTCTACGGATTGAGCATTTGCATTTAATGCTGATTTAAAGAAGAAATTGGCAAGCTTTAACATTATTCCCAATTGAGTAACTGGGTCTTTGAGTGCTTCCCCTATTCCTTTAAATATGCCTTTAGTTGCTGTAGATACAACAGCCCATTTATCCCCAGACTTAGCAGCTTCTTTCATATCATCTTTGAGATCTTCAAAGAAACCACTACTAATTCCTAATTTACCTAGAGAACCTACAATTCCATCTATTATCTGCCCAGTAAATCCTAAAGTTTTTTGAATTTTCTTTTCAGTATTTAATCTTTCTTCAGTAAGTTGTTCTATTTTTCTAATACCATATTCTTCATCTTCTAATAAACCTTTTACTTCATTGTTTGCTTGAATTATTTTTCTTGCTAAACTTTCTTCTTTAGCTATTGAATTTATTATTTCATCTATTCTTTTTTGTTGTTCTTTAGTAAGATTACCATTTTGTCTTTCTAAAGCAACATATCTATCATATTCCTCATTTAACTTTTGTTGAATTTCTAATGATGCTCTAAGTGATTCTTCATTTAATTCTAAAGCTTTAGTTAATTCAGTACGCTGAATATTGGTTTTTTTCTTAATAGTTTCCAGCTCTTTTTTAGATAAGTCTGATATTCCATCTTGATCATATTTTAGTTTATTAGCTATTGATGATAATTTGGAATAAGAACTGGTTATATCTTTATTAAAGGATTTTTGTCCTTTTAATTCTGCTGTAACTCGTTTTAAAGATTCATAAAAGTAGTTAGTATCCGTGTCCAAACCATCCATTTCTTTTCTAATGGATTTTAAAGCAGATTCTGCTCCTCTAACCCCACCACCAAAACTAGCTATAGCTTGATCTACATCTTTAAAAAATTGTCCACCTAACGAAGCAACACGCTGGTTAAGGTCATCTATTTGTTTTCTAAGTTGTTCTAATTGTTCTTTTGGATCCATAAGTAAATAATACTACATATAAATATTAAAGCGCCCTATTTCTTGGGCGCTTTAGCTACATATGTGGGCTTTTTAGGAGCTATATTTGGTCGTGATAATTCCTTATTAGATGTATTGTTTCTTAATAGATTTTGTTGTTTTTCTGCTTCTTCTTTTTGTTTTTCAAAATATTCCTTTAATGTTTCAAACGTAAATCTACGTAACCATATAGGCATATTATATATAGTATCCCAATCATATCCACCATTACCATGGAATACTATTTGATGTATTTGAGAAAATAATTGAAGTCTATAACTAGGCGTCAGGCCAAAAAAAGTTAATAGATACTGGAATATCTATACCCTCCTTTGTATAGTCATCTCCTTCAGGGTAATAAATTGTATCTATATCTGGGGTTATTTCGTTATAATATTTACGTAATGCTCTTGAATCTTGAGCTAATAAATAATTGTCAACAAAATCACGAATATCTTTTTGTTCACGTTTACCCTCAACTGAAGTAACCATATATTTTAGTCGAGTAGTAAGATCTGATGATGAATTAGGGTTAATTTTTTGTAATCCCCTAATTTCAGCTTCTATTTTTTGTTCATCACCGTGAGTTAATAATTTAAAAGTAACAACATTTCCTGATTGAGGCAATGTAAATAAGAATTCATTTACTCCTCTTTTATATAATGAATAATCAACTTTTTTATCTTCTAATTTAGATAAATCAGCAGTATATTCTTTTCCTCCATTATTAAATTTATAATCCTTACCATAACCTAAAACACGAGCAGCAATAATAATTGCATTTTTGTCACCAATTAATAATTCATTATAATCAATAGGTGTAACAATTAACGATTGAAGCAATTTATCAATTACTGTACCTTGACGAATGTAGTTAGCATTAGTAAGAATATCTTCTTCCCTTGCTGTCATATACTTCATTTCAATTTCACCTTTAGCTAGTGGTGATGTTTCGGGATACAATAAACCTTTTGAAGGAAGCGAAACTGTTTCTGTTGGAATTTTTAATTCAGCCATATAACGTTTTATTTATTTTATATATATAAATATACAAAAAGAAAAGACGTTTGCCGAAGCAAACGCCTTTTTTAAGAGGAATATAGGGAATGGTTAGAAATTCAATACACAGTAATCCATAGCGATTGTTACAGCTAAACTAACTGCAGCATCTGCACTCCAATCATAATCTCCAAAAGTAGCTGTTTTTACATAAGCTCCTTTTACAATCCACTCACCTACGATATCACCTACAGGGCCTAAGATATTCAATGCTAAATCTTTCTTATAGAAATCAGAATAACCATCACGACCAGTTACTGATTCGTGTGCTAAACGAGCCCATTCCATTACGGCTTGTCCACCGGATGGGGTTACAGGATCGTATAATTCTAAAGTCATATCATTCCACTTAACTTTACCTTTTACTTTACGGTAAACGTTAATGTGGTCTAATATAATTTCACCAGCGTCAAATCCAGGAGCAGATGCTTTTTTAATCAAGTATGCAGGAATACCATCAATATACATGATAAAGCGATTCTGAACTTTAGGTTCAAATGCTGTGAACATTATTTCGTTTGCGTCTAATACTGCCATTTTATTTTAATTTTATTGCTATTAATAAATATTAGCAACTACATTCCCCTATCCAGGGAATGTAGCGCCGGTTGGTTGAACGTTGAAATTCAATATAATAAATTCAGCAGTTTTAGTTGGTTGGATATAAATCTGACCTACTAACTGATTTCTATCAATTACATCAGGTGTATTATTTGATTCATCCATTACTACCTTGTAAGCATATAAACCTTGACGTTGTACTACTGATTCAAGATATGGATTAACTTGAGACAAGAAGCGATTGCGAGTTACATTTGTATTTTGTTCAAATACTAAATTATTTCCTACTTGGCCAATATAATCTTTCAATGCAATCAACAAACGACGAACATTTACACGATCAAGAGCTGTTGCTTTGCGTTGTAATGTTTTCTGGCCAAATACTACAACACCTTCACCAGGGAATGTAGCTAATGGGTTAACATTTGCAGTGTATAATGTATCACGATCGGATTGAGATAATCTACGTTCAGCACGTAATACTGAAGGAACACCACCGCGGTTTAAACCTGCAGGAGCAAACCATTCAGCACCAACTTGGTCATTAAATGCAAACACACCAGCCATTACTGTTGATGGAGGACACCATACTGCTTTACCTAAGTTGGTTGAGTATAATTGAACCCAAGGATAATAACAAGCAGCATAATTGCTTGATTGACCAGCAGCGGCATTAGCAGCAGCTGTTATTGAAGAACCATATACACCAGCACCTAAAATTGCTATTGCATCACCACGATTTTCAACTGTTGAAATCATTGTTGAAGCAGCACTACAATCTAAACCAACACCCGGAGCAATCAATACATTAAATTTATAATCATCACTATTATTTAAAATATTAAATGCAGTAGTATAATCAGTTACTGCAAATCCTTGAATATTGGTTGCAGTAATAGCTTCATTCATTAATTGAATAGTAGCTGTGGCTGCAGCTCCACCACCAAATGAACCACTTCCTAAAGTAGGTAAAGAAGCAGCGTATGATGAAGATTTAAACAATCCATTATTATCAATAGAATCTACTTGTGGGGTATTTATTGATTTAACACGTATGTATTGTGAAGCATTAGCATAAGATCCAGTATATGTTACAATATTGTTTGTAGCATCATATACTGGTTTAAGATCACCGATTACGCGTGAAATAAAGTTAGGTAACATTGGGTCTAGAGACAAATTAGCCCAACTTTCTAAATAGTTCTTTTGTGCATTATTATCATTACCTGCACGAACAGTTATATTAAATACACCGCTACTTGTGTTTACATTAGTAACTTCCCAACGAACGTTAGTTGCACTACCACTAGATAAAGCACCACTAATTTCAGGACTTACACTATTCATTTGGTCACCCCAAGCTATAGTTTCAAGTACAAATGAAGTTCCAGAAAAAGCAGCTACACTAGAACTAGCATAAGTGCTAAGATTAGATGTTCCACTAATGATACGAGTTACTAGTAATGTTTGTCCACCGTTTTGAAAGAAATCTTTAGCAGCTAAAGATGTAAGATATTCATAATAATAACTACTACTTTTGAATGTTTCTCCGAACTTTGATACATATTCACTATATGAAGTAACATAAGTAGGAACATATGGTTGACCCATTACGGTAGGACCAACAATAGCGGTTGCAGTACCTTGTATGCCTCTCTGAACCAGTGATTGGTCAGATTCATTTTGGAATACACCAGGAGATAAAATTTTTTCGCCCATTTTTATATTGTTTTTGAAATTTAATTAGGATTAACCTAGCAATAAATATCCAAAAACCACTATAAAACGCAGGAC